ACACTGAGGTGCCGGTTATTTCTGAAACGCATCAATACGGCGGCACGTTAGATTTCATTGGCAAGCTCAACGGCAAGCTGGTGCTGGGAGACTTTAAGACCAGCTCCGGTGTGTATGGCGAAATGCTCTGCCAGCTCGCAGCCTACGCCAAGGCATATGAAGAGTGCACGGGCAACATCATTGATGGCGGGTATCACCTGCTGAGATTCAGTAAAGACTCAGGCGACTTTGGGCATCACTTTTATCCGTCGCTGGATGAGGACGCATGGCCTGCGTTCCTGCACATGCGCGCACTGTATGACCTTTCATTGAAGCTCAAGAAGAGGGCAGCATGAACAAGGAATTCTGGGAGACAACCCTATTTGCTGGCGTAGCATTGCTCGCTGGCTTTGCAGGGCTGGCGATATTCGCCGCACTGATTGGCTTTTTCTTGGGCGTAGCATGGAGCGTATTCACATGGCTGATCCAATAAACCCCGCGCACTACCAGTTTGAATTTAACGGCCTCAAGTTTGAGGCGTTCGATTACATCCGAGTGGTGCTAGGCGACGAGGGTGCGCTGGCCTACTGTCGCGGCTCTGCCTTGAAGTACCTCAGCCGCGCTGGCAAAAAGGAGGGGCAGCCCACCGAGCAAGACTTTCAAAAGGCGGCATGGTTCTGCATGAAGGCGGCGTACATTGCTGAGGACATCGTGGCGAGGGCCGAGGATGATGACGAAATTGATTGGGATAATTTATGACCCGCGAAGAATGGATAGATGCGGCCTTGTGTGTAGTGTCTTTTGTGCTTGGTTTTGTATTGATGAAGGTGGTGCTATGACCCGCGATGACATCATTCACGAAGCTATGTTTTGGTCGGCGCTTATTTGTTTTGGAACAGGCATAGGCTTATTTGTTGCGGCTATATTTATGGTGGCTTTTTCATGACCCGCGATGAAGTGATCCGTATTGCGGAACATATCAAAGACCCCAAGCCATTGCGGCCCATCCACAAAGAATCGTGGACGGTGTACCCCGAGTGGCTAATGGAGTTTGCCAAGACCGTAATTGAAAAGCATGAGCGAAAGGAGCTGAACTAATCCCCGACCGAGGCGTGCGGACAAAATGGGAGTGCCGGCCCCCTTACGTCAGCCGGTTTATTTATGACAGCAACAATCGACAATGAATCACTGAGTGGCGCTTGGCTGCGTGAATGGCTGGCCCAATCGCATAGCAGCCATGAGTGGCGCACGCATGTTCTAGAGCAGCAAGAGCGAATCCGCGCTTACCTTGAGCAGATTGACCGCCTAACCAAGGAGCGTGACGACATGCTGCGCTGGCAGGTGGAAAGCTCGGCCAATGAGATGGCACTGCGCGCTAAGCTGACACGCTATGAGGACACGCTAAGGCTTTTTGAGGCAATGGGCGGGGCGACCGGCCAGATTGCCTCAGAGGTCTTGGCCGATGTTTTGGCCGATGATTGAGGCGGCTTGGATGGCCTTTGGATTTCTGGGCGGCCTGATTACGGGCGTGCTGCTCGTGAAGCACAAGCCGCGCAAACGTAGGCGTCAGCCGTACTTGCGCTTCAAGTAGTCCATGCGCAGCGGCATCAGGTCATAGTCCCCCTTGCGCACACCGTTTAGCACCACGATGCCTGACCACTCGGTACGCTGTACGTCGTCGGGGCGGTAGCCCTCGTGGTCAAGGTAGAAGCGGCCAGCGACTAGCCCATGCTTAACGTGGTCGGGGTATTGCTTGCTGGCATAGAGAAAGCCCTGCTGGTGGCCCTGCACAAAGCTCGCCCCAATGTTATTCAAGCGCGACACGATAGTGCCGCCGATGGGCTTGCCGCTAAATGGATTAGGAAAGTAGTGGCAATATTTGATGCCGTCGATTTCCACGATTTTGAGAAATCGGTGTCTTTCCCAGTCCAAGGTTTCGCAGTTGTGTGAGCCGATAATCCCTGACCACTTCGGGTCATTGGTGGCGATACGGTTGGCACGATTCTCGTGATTACCCTCAAGAAACACCTTGCGCGGCCGCCACGTCTTGCTGCGCGATTTCCTTAAATAAGAGTCGAGCTTATTAAAGGATTCGTTGCCAACCTTTATATCTTCTTGGTATCGCGCACCCTCCAGCTCTGCGCTGCCGGGCGCTGAATGGCTGGACAAGCTGGGCAAGTCCCAGAAGTCACCGAGGCACACAATGATGTCGGGCTTGTAGTCGAGTATCGCCTCGCCCGCCCACTTGAGATGCTCTGTTCTACTCCCCGGCTTGATTTGCACGTCGGGGATGATGAGGTGCCGTCTCATTCAATAGTGGTAAACATCTGGTGCAGTAGGTGCGCCAACCTGTCTACCAACTCCTCATCCATCGAAAGGGTATTGCTGTAGCCCGCCACGTCCAGCACGGCATGGGTGGCCTCGTGCATAAAGGCTTGGACACGGGCGCTGCCGTGCAGCCCGCCGTGCAGCTCAATCCTGCACTCGTTTGGCATCCACAAGGCTACAGCGTTCTTATACTTCCACCGGCTCTTTGGAACCGTGACCACGGTGATGGTATGGCCGGCCAGTTGGAATTGGCTCGGCACCCCATCCTCACGCGGCGCTGGCGGCTTACGCGGCGCACGCTTTTTAGGCGTCTTCGACTTGGCAGGCATAGCTGACCCTCCTGTTAGGCAGTCCATTGCCAAGGTTGGCAAGAGGTTAGCACAACTTCCTTGCGTGTTGCGTTATTCCTCAACGTCCAGCAGGCCGATTGCTGCCGGCGTATAGGTCAGGCCACCCCTTAACGCGGGGGAAAGCAATGGCTGCCGCAGAAACGGCGTCTGTATGCCACGCATTAAGTATTGCTGTGCCGCTGGGCTTCTAAAGGCTCTGGACATAGCTAATGGGGTAGCCACTCCAAGCGCCCCGCCGGCCAGCCCAAACATAGCGGCCTCTGACAGCTCATTGCCTTGTGCCGCAGAGTATCCCGCAGCACCAAGCCCCGGAATCAGCGTGCCGCCAAGAGTTTGCAATGCAGCCCTTTGCGCCGTGCCTGACTGCGGGAAGGTTTCTCGTACCGTCGCCGCACTGCGGGCCAAGCGCGCAAGCTCGGCGTCTCCACGGTTACGCAAGGCTGCCGCTCGCTCGCTTTTTCTGGACGTGACCGCCGCAAGCTTAGGCACACTAATATCGCCAAGCTCAGTGACGCCAATAGAGTCCTCAATCTTCATGAGGTTGCGGTATTGCTTTCTTGCTGTTTTCAATGCAGCAGCGTCAGCCCCTCGGGCAGTACGTTCCAACGCACCGTCAATAGCCTCCCGCAACTGTCTAGTGGCTTCAGTTAGTTGAGGATTGTTTTTGGCAAGAGCCGTTGCGTCAGACCTAATGTTTTGATAAGCCTCGCCAGAGATTGTGTCACCCACTTCAAGTTTTTGAAGAATCTCATCTAGCTGATTTTTTATTGGGGCAAACGCATCACTGCTAACAGTCTTTCTTGCAACGCTTTCAACTTTTGCAAGTTCATCAATCATTTTGTCATCAATCTTCACGTCGTACTTTTGGGCAACATCATCCATTACCGCGCCAATGCGTTCGTGCGCGCCTTGCAGCACTTCAGGGATTGCAGCGTCACCTTCTTCGCCGACTAACTTTAACGCCGCACGATTAAAAGCAGCCTGCTGTGCTTCCTGAGCTTTGCGCATGCCGCCAGTAGTTAATGGATTATCCATTAAGAATCTACGCACAAGCCGCAAATTCTCTGAGCCTGTTTGCTCTGCAATGTCCACAGGGACGCCAGCGCCCAGCAATCGCTCAACGGCACGAGCTTGCTGCGGGGATGGCGCGCTAGTAACAGGTTGCGCCAATCGGCTGACGCCTCTAGCAATACCTTGCCCAGCAGCGCCGCCTAGCGCGCCAAGCGCGACAGCAGACGTGCGTTTTTCTTCTTCCTCCAATGGCTGCAAGGCTCCAAGCAATCCGCCGCCTGCTGCCGCGCCCCCAAAAGTTGTTGGCGCAGATATTCCACGAGCAACTGTTCCGGCCGCCCCAGCTAATCTGCCAAGCGCAGCGCCCGGCACCAACAAAGAGCCGACAGAGCCAAGTAAATAACCCGCTTGCCCTGCTCCGGTGCCCATAAACGCTGCATTTTCCGCACGGCGAGCAGCCTCTTCTTGCCGCAATCGCTGCACGGTTTCAGGCTCAACAAGGCCAACAGCCTCACCGGCTTCAGCGCCAAGTTGTTGCGCGCCAAACCCAATATCCTTCAAAGATTGAAGTGCGCCACGGCCAAAAGCCTCAAGGCCGCCCATTTGCGGGGCCGGCTCCGGCTGGCGCATCATGCTGTTGATTTGCCGCTCAATCTCTTGAGGGGACATGGAGTCCGGGAAAGTAACATTCCCAATCCCTTCAATATAAACAACTGGCATTTTTACTGTCCTCTGCTTGATGGTACGAGGCGGCCATTGCTAAAGATATAACTCGGAGCCTGCGGCGCTGGCGTAGCCCCTGCTGGCGGCAAATCAAAGTAAGTCCCGCCAAGGAGCTGCTGCACTTCCTCTGCTGCGGCTTGCGACCTTCTACGCGCAGCCTCAATCGCTCTTCTTATGATGTTATTTCTAACCGCCCGAGGCATTGACGATGAGCCTTGTAGGTCAAGCAAAATCTTTCTTTCGCCCTCAGTTGGGTTGCCGCCGAACACTGTTTTAAGCTGCGGCAAAACTTGCTGCTTCAGCAAGGCATCAAACTCAATTGTGGCCTTTGCGCCCTCTGGCTCAATGATGTCTGGAAGAGCTGTTGCTGCCATGGCTCTGGTTCCAGCAAGCGGCCCCTCAAATGCGCGGTCACTTAATGCCAAAGCAGAGTCTAATCCCGAAAGAATTTCGTCTGACGCTCTAATGGTGTCTCTTGCTTTATAAACTCTGTCTCTTTCGTCTTTGCTCAAGTCTGGTTGGCCTGCCACTCTTGCGGATGGCGCAACACCTTTGCTTTGAACTTGAGATGAGCCGTCGCTGAAATAAGTAACAACCCTGTCGCCAAGGTCTTCGCTTCCAATTCTTGTGACGGGCTTTGGCTCTTCCGGCGGCCGCATGAATTGCCCCGTGGCACGGTCATAAATTGCACCACCAACGACCTGCTGCCCTACGTTTTGAGTTAGCAAATTACCGAGCTGAGGCGACAGCTGCATGGCATCCATCCCGCCCGGAGTCATTGACATCCGCAGCGCATCCATCGGGTCACGCCGATACTGGGACTGCACATTAACGCCGGTCAGCTCATCACCCGCAGCCGCCCCCGGTGCGGTCGGTATTGGCGCGCCGCCTAGCAAGCGACCCGCAATTTGACTGCTTGCCTGCTGTGCTGCACCCATACGCTGCTCGGCCTCGCGGCGTTGCTCACGCTCTGCCCGCTGCGCCCCAAGCAACTCTGCTGCCTGCCGTAGTCCCGCAATCGGACTTGTGCCGCGTGCCATTGCATCGAACACGGCCATTTGGGACAAGCGCCGCGCTTGCCGCCGCTCCTCCTCGGTCATGTCCTCTGGGTCAATGCCGAGCAGGCCGCCAATGTTGCGTTCCATGCCTCGGCCCATCCGCTCTGGGATTCCACGAATGACATCAAGCAATGACATGTCTTATTCTCCTAAAAGCCCGCCGCGCACGCGCCGGCCGCCATACATTTGGTACATCCGCCCATAGAGTCGATTTGGGTCATACATAGGCGCAGACCCTCTGCCCGGCTCTGGCATTGCCATATCAGCAGACAAGTCCTGATAAAACATGCTGTTCGGGTCTTCCATCGGGTCATCAGCAAGCCCCGACAAAGCCTTGAGCGTGTCGGATAGCCGCCGCTTCTTCTTCAGCTCTTTACCGAATACGCCAAGGCCATCGCCGCCGGCTGGGTTTTCTAATCCTTCAATCATGGTTGTCTCCTTCGGCGGTTAGCCGCCACCGCCTCCGCCAAATCCGCCCCAGCCCATGCCCATTGCCGTGCTGGCCGCCTGACCAATCATCTGCATCGGTGAGGGCGTGCCAACTGTCTTGCCGTACTGTGTGACATTGTACGGGCTGGCCGACACGGCACCCTGAGCGATGGCAAGCTGCTGCATCGGGAAGTTGACGCGGCGCATAAACTCCTCGCGCTGGGCGTTGAGATACTGCTGCATAAGCTGCTGCTGCGCACTGCCGAGGCCGGTCATAGCGCCTGCCGCGCCATAACGGTTTTGCAGCGCTTGCTGGCCGAGGTCGGCGAACTGCCGTCCAGCACCAAGCTGGAAGTTTGCGCCAGCAATGCCGGCTTGCTGGTTGGCAAGCTGCGCACGCAGTGCCGCCTCTTGGTTCGCCTGTTGCGCCGTGAGGCCCATGCGGCCCGCCTCCAAGCCTGCCTGCTGGTTTGCCAAAGCGGCGCGCATGGCGGCCTCTTGGTTGGCCTGCCCTGCCGTGAGGCCAAGGCGCTGCGCGTCGAGCTGCGCACGCTGGTTGGCTTCTTCTGCGCTGAGGCCCATCTGCATATACTGCTGCTGGGCTTGTTGGTTGGCACGAGCCGCTTCCATCGCGGCGGCTTGGTTGGACTGTGCCGCCGTGAGGCCAAGCTGCTGCAAGCGCAAGTCTCGCTCTTGGTTGCTGATTTGACCGGCTTGCGCCAATCGCATCGTCTCCTGAGCCGCCGCCTGATTGGCAAGCGCCGTCTGCTGCTGCCGCCCCACGTCGGCCTCGCGCATCGCAGCGGCGTCACGGAAGGCTTGTGCGCGTTGCTCTGCGATAAATCGATTACGCTCACGCGCAGCCTCACCTGCTGCAATGCCTTCCTCAACCGCCGCACGCGAACCACCAAACGCCCGCGCTGCGGTCGCACGTTGCGCACGCTCACGGCGCGCCAAGTCCTCGGCGCGTTCAATATCCGACAGCCCTACGTCAATGACGCCCTGCTGAAAGGGGTTCATGTAATCGGCAATGCTGGTGCCACCTTGCGGGCCAAGCACAGAGGCGGCTTGCGCGACAGGCGCAGCGCCGGGGCCGGTAATATCCCGCGCACCAAACGTGGTGCCAAGACGCTCTGCCGCAACCCGCTCGGGGCCGCCCGCTAACGCGCTGCCAATATCCCGCGCACCAAACGTGGTGGCGAGCTGCTGTGCGGCAACCTGCTGCGGGGTGAACTGCGTGCCGACACGCTCGGCTTGCGCCTGCTGCGGCTGAAAGCCCATGAGCTGCTGGGCCTGCCGTGCAGCACCCTCAATCTCTGGAACAAAGCCGCCCTGTCGCGCAATGTCGCGGGTCATTTGTTCGCCGACCATGTAATCGCGGGTAAACGGCGCGACCATCATGCCGCCGTAAGGCTGGAACGGAATCTGAGAGATTTGGCGAGCGAGCTGCAAGTTTTGCAGCACCTCGTTATAAACCCTAGGGTCAATCTCCGTCTTTTGGGTTGTCTCTTTTTTAGACTTGAATAAATTGCTCACAGTCTTTTCTCCAGTACCACCGCCGTGCGGCGGTAACCTTCTAATGCCCGCTGCCAGCCGGGGCGTCCAAAGATAATCAGCGCGTCACACTTAATCTCGCGCGCCCAGTCCTCAATCACAGGGCGAATCTTGGTATCAATCTCGGCCAAGTCGCCCGCACCCAAAATAATCGTGAGCTGCTTCATCTGCGGAAACACGTCAATGGTCGTGACCACGCATGAATTCTCAGCCGCCCAAAACTGGTACTCGCCTTTGTTGATTCCAGTAATGACGTCCTGATACGAAAGCTGGCCGTACCCCTCTGCCAGCGCACGCTCAATTAGCTCGCGGAATGGCGCAATCCAGCGCATTTCATCGTCCATCATGTTCATCGCTCACCGCCTTGCGTGGCGTCTAAGCGCATCACGCCAACACGCCAATCGGTGTTGGGCGTGACGCCTGTGACACGCATCGCAATCTGTCTGCCCGTGAATCTCACTGGCGTGTAATTGCTGTCAATCGTGTAGCTCTTAGTGCCTTCGGATGAGTTGGGCGTGAACTTAGTCTTAAATTGCACGCTGACAGAGCCTTGCGTTTTCTCATCCGCAATCAGCTGCTTGGCTACTAGCACCCTATCGCCGTTGCCCAACTCAATTGGGCCACTCTCTGCATACGGCGCACCGTTGTCGTACTCCACGCCCACCTCATGCTCGTAGACGTATCCATCCGTTGACACCATGATGGGGTAAGTAAACACGCCACGGTCAGTGCCGGCGGTGCGACCTAGTGTGCCAATCGTCCAGTGCCCCTCTCGGTAATTATAGGCCACATACGAGTCAACCTCTGTGCTGGTCGCAGAGGGATAAAACCACCACACCTCACCGAACTGGTTATTGGCAACCGCATAAATCTTTGAGCGTTGCACGCTGGACAGATTCTGTGTGACGTAATCCAGCACGTCACACTTGAGGGGCCGCACAAAACCGTCGTACATGAAGAAGCCTGACGGTGACCACCAATAGGCCACCGACTCCACCGCCGCTACGGACTGCGCACTAATCACGCCGCAGCCTGTGGCGATACGCTCAAAGCCGTACACAAAGGGCGGGCCTTGGTACTGGGCGGCATGCACGTCCACGTCGGTGAATATCAGATTGACACCGCGCAGGCGCTTGCCGGTCACGATAGAGCCTGACGTCTCCAAGTCAATGTCGCCGGCTTGGTTCGTGATGCTCGCCGTCCACATCGTGTTGTTTTCTTGGTCAGACCATGCCACGCGGCGAGCGTTACCGCCTGCGCCGAGTGCAAACACAAACCGCTCGGCCGTGACCATCACCGCCTTGTTGTTGATTGGCGCATTGGCTAACGCCACGCCGTCATTGTTCGTGTCTAAGTCCCACTCGTATATCTTGCCGTCGGCATTGCTGCACGCCAGCAGGAACTCGCCCCAGTTGTCGAGCGTCCACGTCGTGGCAGGCGTCAGCGTGCCGGTATCGGCTCTGGGCGTGCCGTAGGCAAAGAGGCCATACGGGCCACCGCCATAAGCAAGGTTAAGTAATGCATCTGCATTGCCTGTCGTGAAGCCCGTTGGCGTGATGTCGGTGAGCGTACCGGCCTCGTTCATCACATAGAGATGCGTGTGCGTGCCGAGCGCAATCCAACGCGCATTGGCGTTGGTGCGCCATGTCAGTAGCCCACGGCACTTGCCCGAGAGCTGCCCGCTCGCACGCTTGCGCCAGCCGCCCACAGGCCGCATGGTGCCTTCGTACCAGCGCACGAGGTTGGCATCGAACCAACGCCCCTTACTTTGGTACTGAGTGCCATTGCGGTACACGCCCGGCTGGATGTTGATAGGTATAAGCATCAAAACCTCAAGGGTACGTCCACAGGCCCGGCCGAGTTGGGCCTTCTAACGTGTCCAAGTGCAAAAACCGCCCCGTGCCTTTCTGCTGCACGCCAATGCCCGTGAAGCCCAGCTCTAGCGCCAAACGCAAGAGGCGATGAGCGTCAGCCCCCTCCACGCCAATGTCGCAGGCGCAGCCACTTGCGTGCGCACCGGGCTTGGCCTTCTTGGCCTCAATGGGATGCTCTGGGCAGCGATAGCCGCTCGTCACCCGCATCGGCTTGCCGTACTTCATGCGCAAAGCTTGCAGGCGGCTCAAGAATTCGGGCTGCATCTCATTCTTGCCGCAATGCGAGCAATCGAATTCCTTGGCCGAAAAATTGGGGTAGAGCTTCCAGTCCATCATTTCCCCCTCTTGTCCATAATCTTCTCTAGCGTGCGGCCGCCAAAGTAGGCCGACATCACGAGCATCCCCCACTGGCCGAGTAGCGTGACGTAAGCCTCTGCCACCTTCACGCCAAAGCCGTCTAGCAGGGCAAGCCCCAAGTACGCACTCAAGATATAGGCCAGCGTCATCGGGCGTATATTTTGAGCAAGCCATGAGTCTGTGGCGGCATCTGCCTGCCAACGGCTTGTGATGTTGTCCTGCTCTGTCTTGTATAGCTCTGTCTCATTCGCCATCTTGGCAAGCTCGCCCTCTTGGGCCATCTTTGCCAAGTCCATCTGTGCCTTGGCCTTGGCCTCTGGGTCAGGGATGAGCTTGTCAACAATCTTGGCCGCGAACGGTAAGAGCTGCTGCCACATTACTTGTCTACCTTCTTATTGAACAAATCAAACAAGGTCTTAATCTTCTCCTCCACCACGGCCAGCCGCACATCCATCTTGGCGAGGATGATAATGAGCGTAATGATGCCTAAGAAAATAGGCCATGCCTTGATGACTAGCTCTGCGGTGGTCACTTGTCAGCCTTGTCGTCCAACTTGTCAAAGATGAGGCGCAGCATGCCCTTAATCTCGTCAATGTCGCGCTGGTAGCTGGTCTGCGTCACATACGTCAGCGGCATGTTTCGCACGTCTTTGTCAAGACGGTCAATGCTGCGGCTGATGTTGTTTAGAATCCAGCCGCCAAACATGCCGGCCACCCCAACGATAATGTTGAAAAGCACCTGCCCGTCTTCCATGTCATTTCTTCTCTGCTAGAGCCTGCGTCGTCACTACGCGCAACACCAAATTTGCCATCGCCCCGACCAACAAAATGCTGGCAGCAACGTCTTGCCCGAATAGCACCGTCAGGTTTCCTGCGAACATTTCCAGACTAGCCAGCAACGCCAGCAGCACGTTCCACCAAACTGTTTTGCTTTTGAGTGCGCCTTTCAAAGTTTGCATGTCCATTAGTTAGCTCCTTTAACCGCAATACAAGACAGTCGGGACACAGTACGACCCATCATCGTATTCGTGCGTCTTGACCGTGCTAGTGACTTTGCCGATGGTGCTGCTGCGAATGAGGTCATCCGCTTGGACACGCGCTGTGCCGTCGCCGTTGGATTCCAGCAAGTCGCCTTCTTGCACCGTGACGCCAGCATTGA